TTCCGTAATCGCTGTGGGCGGCCACGAGTGCTTCAAAAGTTTTAGGTTCAACCTTCGCTGGTGCTTCAACAACTGGCGAAGCCGAGATGGGCTTAATGCCGAACTCGGTTAGAACTTTCTTCACAACTTCGCTCATCTCTTCCTTTTTATCTTCGGAGGGTTCAACCTCAACTGAGATTTCGGGAGCAGGGGCGGGAGTCTCGGAGGGCTTCTCGGAGGCCATCTCCTCTTTTTTTACTTCTTCTTTGGGTTTCATCGAATCTTCAATGGCCGCCAAGCGAACCTTGATATCCTCGATATCTTTAGAATAATTGTTTTCCATATTTGTTTTGTCCTTTTTGTCAAGTGGAGCTTCCTCCACGGCTTCTTTAGTTACTGCCGGAATTGATTTCCCTCCCTGCACATAACCGAGTTTTTCCATAAACTTCACCATCTCCTCGAATAATCCATTCGTGGCGGCTGGGCTGGAAACTAAATCAGCAGAGGCGATGCTCTGGGGGCGAATGTAATCCTTTCCATTGATGGTCTCGGACTCGTTCACAAAGGCCAATGAAACTCCGAACTGATCGGGGGCTTCGGATGCCATCTCTTTGATTAGGCCGTAGTGGGGCGAATTGCGGAGCAAGCGAAGGTCGGCCACCAGCCTATCCCCTTCAATGCGGGGGTTTCTTGCGAAGCCTACTACTGCATCTAATCCGCTTCCGTGGTTCATCTTAACCTTCACACCATTCTTTGCCTTACCCATAAGTTTGAGAGCAGTCTCTAGGCTTGTTTTATCCACGAAAAGGTCGTGTCCTTTAGCCTCTCCCACCTCCAAAATGCTCACACCGCCTAGTTCCATTTCCTCCATCTCCTCGTCCCGATAGGTTGAATAGGCAACCGCCGCCCTCTGCGTTTCGTCTGGAAACTTGGATATTGCTTCTTCGTCACCCATAAAGCGGGATACAAAGTCTTGCTCTGATTCGTCTGCGGAAGGTAGGGGTAAAGGCATAAATGCCTAGATTATGTCAAAGGAGATCGCCGTCTGCCTTGCGATAGGAGTCTTTAACCTCACCCCCACCAGCCATCTTTAGAAACTTATTCACTCTAGCCATCGCCCAAGCGTTGCGTGAGTTTGGCTTCCCCCCGGTAATCGTTGGCCTAAAGCTAGTCGAGAACGCACCCGCCCCCCTGCGAAACACTTTCTTCAATGCTCCAAGGGTGGGAGCTTTCCTTGAGGGGTGCTTGTCCTTGAACTCGGAAATCTTGTTCTTCAAAGCCTCCTCGTTCTCGGCTGAAATCTCAATGTCACCAGCTTTGCTTCTTGTGGATGCTGTGCCTTCGGGATTCTCCTTTGAGCCTTTGATTCGCTCTTTAGGAGGGGCTGGGGTTTGGCTTACTGGTCTGGCAAGTTCTTCTTTCTTATCTGTAATCGGCCCGCCCACAATCCAAGCGTCACAAGTCCTTTTAGCCGCACACTTAAAGTCAAAAATCTCGCAATATCCAAGGTCGCCAGCCACCGCGACCTCATCAGCATCAATCCCTATCCCGCCTTTTATGCAATTTAGAAGTTTGCTGGTTTGGTTAAAGGCCGCACAATTACCACAAAGCATCTTCTTGGCCGTGGCTACATCGCCTTGGAACTCGTCTGCCTTGGCTTTCCAATAATCCTCGTTGGGTTCGTTCGGGTTAGCTGGGCCGTAGTTTGCATCGTCCACGGCTGTCTGCCTATTGGCTAGGTTGGTTTTGATGTCTTGGGTTGCGATTGGGCAAGAAGCTGGTTCTGCTAGTTCTTCTTTTTCTACTTTTGAAATATCCTCGGTTTTGCCATTAAATAAACTCTTAATGTATATATCCATAGCCCGATCATACTTATCTTGATTAAAATCTTTTTCTGAAAATATCATTTTAGTTTCGGCCCTTTGAAATACTCATATAGTTTATATACATCCTTATCATACTTCTTTCCATTTGCGTGCCCAGCAAAAGTTTCAGCAACAAACTCTAATGCGTTTTTACCAGCATATTTACTAACCTTGGATGCTGTTACAGAGGTTATTTTACCAAATTTCCAAACCCTATAAATATCTGCGTCTTTCTCTCCAATCGACTTTATGTGAGCATTATGTGCATATTCGTGAGCAAATACATCTGTTGTTGAAAGCCAATTTCTTCTTACATCTGACTCTAAATCCAAAACAACACTATCATCTCCTCTATTGAATTTAGCTGAATTAAAAATCATTTGCTCTTGCCCAGCCTTGCTTCTTGTGGCAACTGCATATACGCCCTCATAATCTCCGCCATAACTTTTTTTCAAATCCATAGTAAATACTTGATCTGGCGGCGGGATTTCGTAACCCCTTGATTTTAGATTATTATACGACTTTTCTATTTCTTCTGCTCTTCTAGGATTTTCTGGAAGCAATGCTTGAATGCCATCTTTTCTAAATTTATCATTTATTTTTGAAACCCTTTTTTCGGATTCTGTTTGTTTTTTAGCTTTCCCAGTTGGCGGTGGTGGAGGCGGCAATCCGGGTTTTGCAACTGGTGGAGATGGCCTTTTGCCCCTTTCGTCTTGAGATGTTGGCCTTTTGTAATCCTTGGGGAATTTCCCACCGGGTCGGGTTGGCGTGTAGCCTCCCTTGAGTGGGGGTCTGCCGTAGCCTACTGCACATTTATTATCTGGCCCAAAAGTTCCACCCTCATCTTGTCCACAATCTCTGCCAGCAACGAACTCTGTTTTCTTGTCCTTTGCTTCCATCTGTCCAACTACTTTCCTTGCCCAAGCGTAACCAGCATCGCCACCCCATCCATTCCACGCTTGCCAGCCCTTGCCTTGCTCGTCCCAAGTGCTTCCCTTCTTATCGACTTCGTGCCGATCAAAAAAGGCTTTCATTCGTCTGGCTGTATCTGGGGATAGCTTAACGCCATTGATTAAATCCCTCGCCCTAGCGATGCCTACTTGGGTCATCCCTCGTTGGCTTGCTGGTTTGCCTTCCCGCACATCCAATGCTCGTTTAGCGGCATCCCTAGCCCCTTGTGGTGGGGTAAAATCAATCCCATCGTATTTTGCCAGCTCAATCCCGCCCATCATCCCCTCAATCAGCATCTTGATAGATGCGGGGTCGAGGCTTTCCAAAATCTCTAAATTACTTTTTTTTTGAGAAGTGCCAGCGGGGGCGGTCGGGGGCGTGGTAGGTTCCGGGGCTGGGGGTGTTGAGCCTCCTGAAGTATCCTCGCCTTGGTCTTTTGCAATCTGCTGTTTCTCTTCTTTGGTGGTCGGGATGGTTGTGCCAACATTGACCCCAGCGATGATTGCCCTTGCTTGGTCTGGGCTGATGGTCGGGAAGGCGGCGGTGATGATAGATACTGCACCCTCCTTGGAAACCGCACCCATAGCAACCGCATTGATAACATTGATGAGCGAAGCCACTTGTGCCCCATTGAGCGAAGCACCGCCAAGCATATCCTCGTCCGAAGGTTGTCCAGCGGGCTTCTGTTCGCCTTCTGGTGTGGTTGCTTGTGCTTTTTGTGAATCTCTGGTCAATCCCTCTGCGGCGATGTCGGAAATTGTATCTGCCGAAACTTCGTATTCCCCAGCCAAATCCTTCACCAGCTTGGCCTCAATAGCCCTCTGCCTCATAGCACTTTCAAAGTCTTGTCCGCGCTCGGCGTAGATGTCGGCGGCGGTTCGGAGACCAGTCTTAAACTCGGAGATTGCTGAAGCGGATTCTCTGCCTAAATCAATAGAGACATTAGCCCCAAAATTGAAAATGCCTCTAGTCGTTCTGCTCCCAACATTCTTTTCAATCAATCCTCTTGCTACGCCATCGGCAATAACGATGTTCTTAATTGGTCGAAGAACTTTATCATCTAGGAGCTTTTGGTATCTGCGGAAGGTGCGCCCCGCTTGTTGCATCTCTAGTCGGGCTGTCGGGCCACTCATAGCGGAAGGGTCTACGGCGAAGCTGTAAGGGATGCCCACACCCAAGCAAATGTTCCTCAAAAGAATCTTGTGGAACTCTGCGAACGCACCAGAGGGACGGCTCGGCCCATCTGGGAACACAATGTCCTCGCCCGGCTCTAGGTAAGAGATTTTACCAGACTCAATCGCTTCTAGTTTGATTGGACTTCCGTTAATGTCTTGGTCGTTTGTGAGCGAGGAGAGATCGGAGGCATTGTTGTTATTCCTCTTTATAATTGCACTTTGGCTAGAAGCAACCTTGGCCGACATCTTCTCAAAATTAACTATCTCATAAATATCCGTTGCATCATTGATGGCAGTATGAAAAGCAGAGATTCCTCGGTATTGGTCAATGCGAAGTGGGTCGAATAGGTGAAAGGCTTGGCTTGATGGAATCGTTGCTTGGAACGAATACATATCGCCAATCGTTCGGCTATAAACATCATAAGCCGTGGGCGAGCCAGTCTTTTGATCGATATGGATTCCACCAATTAACTCCGAGCTTGTATAAACTTTGTATGGGTCGCCAAGTCTATCACCCTCAATGCCTTGTATCTTTAAGTTGCCATCAGAATCTCGCACGAGAACAAAAAGAAAATCTCCATCTCGCAACATCGACATCATCGCTACTTGCATAAGTGTTGAGCCAGTATGCCTTGTGGTGATGTCGCATTTGTCGAACCACTCTGCCCAATACATCTCAACATCTGTATTGACTTCTGGATTCTCGGTTCGGGCTTGGTAGGAAATGTTTGCGGCGGTGTGACTGGCGAACTTCATTAGAATGGAGCGAACTAGGCCAACATTCTCTGCCAAATCCCTCGCCCTTTTCATCAGCTCCACTCGGTCATAGTTAGAACGATAATCTTCCGCACCAGAAAGCGAACTCGGCCCCTTGCGTTGCCTTGAATACTTTACCGCATCATACTCGAAGTTCTTAATCTTTTGACGAGCAACAAGCCTATCAACTGCACCTTGAGGATTTACAAAGGCAATCGCCTTGTCGATCAGATTGAGAGAGGCTTTTTTCACGAGCCAAAGTTTGCGTAGGTTGTGCGAACCCTAGTACCAGTCGCTTGCTGAATGGCTAGTGTAAGTTCCGCAATCGTATCTCTCACCTCACCCAGATTCGCCCTTGAGAAAGAGCGTCCAGCTATCGAATAGCTTGAACCCGCCACCGCTATTGCTTCGAGGCAAGTGATATATTTATCACGCAGAGAAGTTAGGGTGGTGAGGGGTAGCCCGATGAAATCACCCTTCGCCATTATCAAACTCACTTTCTGTCAAACTTGCGGGCGAGACTTTCAATCGCCCATACAAGGCCGCACCCACGATGTTCATACACTCGCAATCCATTAAGTGATTATGCTTCCCGACTTGCTTCCACACAAGCCTTTCCCTTCCAGTCATAGGGTTTTTCACTCGCACCTTCACCTCTGCCTCGATATGAACTCGCCACACATCTGGGGTATCCAAAGCTATGTAACCGGGTTCTTTGATTAGATTGGAGAGGATGTCTTTGATGGATGGGTTCGACCACCTCCAAACTGGGCAGAACTTCCACTTCCACCCTGCCTTCGATTGAACCGCCTTACCGCTGAAGGGGTCACCATTGGCAATTCTAGCATAGGGGCGTTGTAGTTTTTGCTCGCCCACAATCTCGGAGAAGCTGGTGCGGTCTGAACCCACCAATGCCATCCAGCCATTTTTACAGCAATTATAATAAACATCTCTGGTTTGATCGCCCGAATCGCAGAAAACGCACTTTGACTCAACTCCAAACTCCTCTGCCTTGGCCTTAATGTCTCCCCAAGTCTCAAGCCTTCCAGCCCATACTAGCCGTGATCTGCCCTCAATATCCCAAGCCCTAACAACGCACCAAGCGTGGAAGCCCCCCGCCTCTTGAATATCACAAGCCATAATCAGCTTCTCATTTACCCTAACTTCACCCATCTTGTAGTCACCCGCCACGATTTCCATCTTCTCTGATTCGTGTTCCATCCAAGGCTCGGCTAGAACTCGGTTCACAAAGTCTTGTAGCCCTATAATTCCATTGTGCTTATCTTGCAGAAACTTCACCGCTAGACTTCCGAAGGATACCCAAGGGGCATATAGGCCGTTGAGATGATAGGAGCGTCTGGCTGGTTCGCCCTTTAGATTGGTTGCCCTCCACTCGCCCTCTCTCAACATCTTGGTTTTCTGTCCGTCTGTAATCTTTTCTTTGCACCCCTCGCACTCGTAGTAGGTTGAGGATTTCACCAGCTTAAAATCATAAACGCCATCCTCAATCTTTGCTGACTCATCCCACTTCACTTGCCCCCAAACCAGCTTCTGCTTATGCCCACAATGAGGACAAGGAACGAAGTAGAAACGCATATCGCCCTTCTGCCATTCAGACCAAATAATTGAGTCGGCAGTTGTCGGTGTGCTGGTTGCTATGATGAGATGGTTTGGGTAGGTGCTTACTCTGGCCTCTGCTAATTGAACTGGGTTTGCCTCTCGACCCGAACCCGCTTGCTCTGGGAACTTGTCTACCTCATCCATACACAACAACGCAATCGAGCGACTAGAAAGAGCAGAGGGGCTAGTACCAGCCCACCAGACCGAGCATCGTTTGAAGTGCTGTTCGAGTATCTTTATTTTATCTGTATTGTCGGGCTTTTCCTTAGCGAGTGCTGGGCAATCGTCAATCATCGGCAACCACCTAGTTTCCGTGAATGATCTGGCTAAATGTTCGCTCGGCATCACCCACAAGGCGGGGCAAGGTCGCTCTGCTATTCGATACGCTAGGCCAGCTAGAATCGTTGTGGTCTTGCTTGTTTGTGCCCCCCATACCAGCACCACCCTACGAATTGAATCATCGCCAAAAGCCTCTAGGGGTTCACGGACATAGGGCGTGAGGGTTGTTGAGTACGCTCCGGGTATGTTTGTTACCCTAGCTGAAAGGGTGAGGTTTTTCTCTGCCCATTCTGGAATCGAGAGTTGTTCTCTTGGCTCAAACAAAAGGCGAGCGAAGTTCTTGGCCTCATCAATCTGGTTCATCTCTTAACCAGATAATCTTTTGCGTATGCCCAAGCTGGGTTCATATGAATTTGATGATGGCACTCAAAGCACACCGCCAAGAAAAACTCTACCTCATTGAGCCTATCCCCAAACCTTCCTCGCCTATGGTGAACTTGACTCGCCATCTTGCATCGGCACACTTGGCAGACTGGATTGTTTGTTAGGAACTTCTCTCGAACATCTTTATAGACTTCGTTCTGGCCTTTTCTCTTTGCAGATACTCGGCGTAGTTTCCCGCCTCGTTTGAGTGGGGTTTTGCGTTTAAGTGGAGAGCGTTTCATTTTTGTCTTAATAAAAAATAATAAGTATATAGGAGACAAAATAGTCCATTATCCCATCGAAAATTGTGCCATCCAAGACTTCTTGAAATGATAATCCAAATAAAGGTGAAATGTATAAACCACGCTATTTTTTCAACGAGCATATCTATAAAATTAAATATGTTTTTCATCGGTCAAAGAATGGAAGCACTATCCCAAGGATTGCGATTGCTACTAGCAAAACAATGAAGCACTCGTTCATTTGTCGAAGTATGAGGCCAACCAAACAAATACGCAAAATAGAAATACGCATATTAGTTTAACCAATATGATTCCAGCCATAAGGCCAATTCCAATTTTTGCTCCCCATAGGATTGTATCGATCATTTGAATGCCCCATCTGCTTTCTGAATGGTCACAAAGATTTGATCGACGCCTTCTTGAATGGCTCTCTTGGCACACTCTGGGTCGCTGGGGTTTGCTCTTGTGGCCAAGCTCGAAGGCATAGCATCCATTAAATTTCTAATTGCTCCCAACCATTTGCCGAACACTTCTCGTACTTCGTCCATTCTCACTAGCACTCTGGTTACTTCCTCGAATCGGGCGTGTTCCATTTCTGCTTCTGCGACTCGCTTTTTTGCTTCGCCCCATCCTTGAACTGCCGCCCTCATAGCGACTGGGTTTTGATTGTTTGCCGCCGTAGCTACCAATGAGTAAGCAACTACCTCGGCTTGCTTCGCTCGATTCAATCTGCCAAGCGAGGTTTTCGATTTGTATGACTCGGCATCCGAGTCTTTTAATGGCTCTGATGAGGTCGGGGATGGTGTCCGGGCTATCTGTGATTTGCTCACTCGCTTCTGGTTTGCGAGCCTCCATCTTTGAGCGTCTGACTCGGAAGTGAGCGGCATTCCTCGCTTTACCATTCGAGACAACTGCCCCGCATCGATGCCCCACTTTTCTCGGAGTTCTTTTTGGGTAATCATTGGCTAGGGTAACTGCGGAGGGATAGTCCTCATTCATTTGGCAAGCGTGGCCTTTTTGCCGGTAAGGTTTTCCCATCGCTTCACAATCACATCGCAGTAGTTGGGGCTGATTTCCATTCCGTAGCATTTGCGACCTAATTGCTCGGCGGCGATTATAGTTGTTCCAGAACCGCAGAATGGTTCGTAAAGGAGGTCTCCATTCTTCGTGTGATTGCCCATCGCATAACACCACATCTCGATTGGCTTCATTGTCGGGTGTTCTCTTGATGCCTTTGGTCTTTTAAAGTCCCACACGGTTGTTTTTGTTCTATCTTTGTTTTTTAATCTTTCTCCGGGTTTCCATCCAAAAAGTATGGGTTCGTGTTTGTAGTGGTATTCACTATGACCCATAACCATAGAATCTTTATTCCATACCAGTATTTGTCTTAATATTTCTCGGCCTTTCCAATCGTTCAAGAACACACTATGCAACCGTCCCGACGGGACGGTTGCGATCCAGTATGCCCCATCCCTAGACATAGACTCGGCCACATCGAACCAGCTCTTGCATTTTTCAATTAGGTCTGATTCTGATAGGTCATCATTCTCAATTTTTAATGCGTCCTTGGTTTTGCCAGTATAGCTTACGCCATAGGGCGGGTCGGTAAGAACCATATCAGCAAGTTCCCCATTCATTAGCTTTTCTGCGTCTTTTATGCTCGCAGAATCACCGCAAAGCAATCTGTGTTCCCCAAGAAGCCACAAGTCGCCCAGCTTGGTAATCGCATCAACTGGAACTTCTGGTACTTCGTCCTCGGTTACTTCTGGGTGTGCGTCCTCCATCATCAAAGCAATCTCATCCATCCCGAACCCAGTAATTTCCATATCCAGATCGCCAGTATCGATTTCCTCTAGGATGTCTTTGAGCATCGGCATATCGAACTCCCCGCTCAACTTGTTGAGGGCTATGTTGGCCGCCTTCTCCTTCTGCTCATCTAAATCGACCGCCCACACCTCGACCTCGGTTTTGCCCATAGCCTTGTAGACCTTGAGCCTCTGGTGGCCTCCGACAACATTCCCAGTTCGCACATTCCAAGTTATAGGTTGGATGTTCCCGAACTCCGCTAGGCTCTTGGTCAATCGACCCATCGCCTCATCGGATATTTTTCTAGGATTATATTTTGCCCCCGATATCTCGGAGATTTTTTTGGTTAATAGACAAGGATATTTCATAGGGTTAGAAAAAGTTACGCAAGATTTGTGGTGTAAGTGTTTGACATAAAGGTTCTTGGGTCAACTCTCACAAAATAGTCGCGGTCGGAACCTGTTTTGGGTGCATTTTGCGTTATAGGAGTCTCCTAACTTGTTGATACCACGCACTATACGCCTTATCTTGCGTAAGTACCCTATAATCAACGACCCTGCTTCTGTAAGTCGCACTTGTGCCTTGTGTAAAAACTTGCGTAAGTCGCATATGCCTTTTGTCATAGCTCGCCCCCTGCCTCCCTATAAGCCTCTACGATAGGGCGTGCCTCTTCAAGGAACTGGGTACGCTGGGCTTGTGTCCATTGGCTAGGGGTCTTGCGTGCAAGCCATTGACGAGCCTTAATGATGTAGCTATGCCACGCTTGCTCGGCCTTGGGGTTGGAGGTCTCAATGGGGTCGGGTAGTAGCCCAGTCCATAGTGCCAACTGCTTGAGGCCACTAGGGCTAGGGGCTTGCAGGGATGGCCTTGCCTTGGCTACACGCTCATACCGCCTCGCTTGCTCACCGTTTATTTGTGCATATTCTTGGATGGCCTCTAGGTCTAGCCCCTCCACCCTTGCCGATAGGAGCAGATCGCCAGCGTCTGCCGCCAGTCCGATGGCTTCCCCCATCTGCTCGATTGCGTTTTGCTTGGCCTTGTCTAAAAGCCTCACCGTTTTTTGTAGCTCCATTCCGATCTGTTTTTCGCTCATTTTAGGGATGTCTTTCTGTGGTTGTGGTTGTGGTTTCGTGGGTTAAAAAAGGCTTGGTTTTTTGGGCTAGACTAGAGCCTCCTCAAGCTCCTCAATTTCTGCCTCCTCTGCTGGGGCTGGCTCGATCTCTCTGAACCTATGCTGGGCAAAGCCTCGTTCCGGGTGGGGCGGTGTCGTGCTTAAGGGGTTGTTGATGCCCTCCAAATAGACCACCACTTCCCCTGCCTCTCCGTTCAAAGCTACCCCTATCCCTATGCCCCTTATTGTGTAGTGCCTATCCTTGATGGGTAGGGCGTTGTAAAAGGCTAGGATGTCGGGCGGGAATCTGTCCTCCACGCACACTACTTTTGACCCAGTTGTCACCGTTTTTTTCCTCGCTTTTTTATGCCCTTTTCCCACGCTTCCTTGTTCCATTTTGGGCATTCCTCCCGCCTCTTTTTGTGAACCCTCAAGGCTCGTTCCTTGTAAATCTGGCGTACCCTTTCGCTCCGTTGGATGCGTAAAACTAGGCCGGTGCGTTGGCTCAACTCCGTGAGCCTCGCAGAAATGGCCGCTCTGGTATAAGGCTTGCCCGTGCTTGGGTTGATGTAACGCTTTGCTATTGAGGTTAGGCTATCTGGGCTTCGGTTGCTGGCTAGGGCTAGTAGTGCCTCATCCAAGGTATCATCCCGCCTATGCCTCAACATTTGGCTATCGCCTTCGTGCTTAATCGTCTGCTCCACCACCTCTGCTGTGAGCTTGGCTAACTGGTCTAGGTCAATCGCCGGGTTCATCGCCTTCATTTGGGCGAGCCGTTCCTTGACCCGATCTTCTAGGGTGTCGATATGGTCGGCCATATTCGGCGTGTAGCTTGCCAAGATTGAATCCGCTGGGTCTTGGCCTTGGTGGTGGTTCATTGGATTTCCACTAACGCTGTCCGTCCAACCCTTGCCAATTCCCGCTTTGCTTGCCGTTCTGTGGCATAGAAAAGATCAACGACTGGGAGCTTGGTTTTGCCCGATGCCTTCCGTGAGATTACCGCCGTGCCAGTATCGTGAGCGTGGTATGCCTTGCCCTCAATTAATAGGGTCGTTCCGTAGGGGATAATTTTAGGGTCTACCGCACAAGATTTACCAGAGACCAACCGTTTTCCAGTTGAGCTTTTCCACCCAAACTCGTCCTCACCCAACCAGTATGCCGTGATGCGAGCCTTGATTGTTTTCTTGGCTGGTGGCTTTGGTGTTTCGATCATTATGTTCGCCGCTTGGCTTGAGCATAAGAGCGTTATGGCTAGGATGATGATGGCTTTTTTCATCGTTAAGAAGTAGAGTCGCTCGCACAAATGACGGTAGCGTCTCGATGGGGATTCATCCCCCTTGATTATCTTACCATCGCCCCTGTCAACCGGGGTCTTGAGCCTATCGATCTCGGCCTCAATCTTCTTCAATTGCATCTTATTGATTTTCATAGAAGCTCTCTTATGCCTTTTATGATTTGGTATGCGACTTGTGGCACGATGGCGTTACCGAGTCCTTTAATTCTGTCCATCCTATTGGGTATCCCATCATCGCTTCTACAAATGTAGGGTGTGGACTTCCACCCTTGCCATTCTTTGAGAATTTCTCTGAAAGAACATCCCTCAACGATGTTTTGGGTTCGTTGTTTTTCCTTTTTGTCGATGGTTTTCTGCCATAGGTTTTGTCGCTTGCCGTTGGAGTTGGCAACAATCCAAATCCGTTCTCTCTTATGGACGGCATCGATGGATAAAGCTGATATATCAAATACCCTGACTTCATAATCAAAGGCTTCCAAATTAGTAATCGTTTCTTGCAATCCCAAATTGATGATTCCAGCAACATTTTCTCCAATAATCCAAGCCGGGTTTGTTTCTTTGATAATCCTAAACATTTCTTGCCAGAGGTAACGGTCATCATCCTTGCCTCTTCGCTTCCCGGCAAAACTGAATGGCTGACAAGGAAAACCCCCTTTAAGTAAATCGATTCTTTGCCCCCCCCCCCCCGCAGTTCTCTGATGTCCGTGTGAATTGGGACTTGCGGCCAATGCTTTTTAAGAACGGCTTGGCAGTATGGTTCGATTTCACAGAATCCAATGGTTTCAAATCCAGCCCATCCAGCGGCAAGAGCGAATCCTCCGATTCCGCTGAACAAGTCGAGGTGGGTTGGCTTTTCATTCACACTTTACCTCCGTCCAATGGCATCGCTTGTTTGGCCTCTTGATCTTGCCCCTGCCTTCCAAATATCGAAGGTGGTACTGGATTGCTCCGTGGGTTTTCTTTAGCACTTCCGCAATCGTGCAAGTCGGAATCTCGTTGGTGATTAGGGTGAACACGGCATCCCTCAACATATCAATAGTGGCTTGGTTGCGAGTCGTTGCGTAGAGTTTTTCTAGTTCCTTGCCGGGGTAGCGGTCGGAAAGTATGCCGTTGGCCTTGGCCTCTGCGGTTACATAAGATTCGTTCATTGAGTTTTCAAGCTACTTTGAGTTTAGGTTGAGGCAAGGGATGGTTTTGGGTTGTTCAGCAAGACAAATAATACTGGGCGATGTTTTTGCCGCTGTTGGTTTTGACTGTTCGCTTCTGCACATCGTAACCAGCCTTTCGCAAATCACACACCCGGCTCGCCAATCTGAAACACTTGAACCAATCGAGTGCCTCCAAAGCCGTGAGCGTTCGTCCAGATTGCAAATGAGCTAGGATGCGAGCGTTCTGGTCGTGGCCTTCCGTCTTTACTGGATGCGTTGTCCTCATAAAGGGCAACTCGAACTGCTCTGCCTCAACTATGGCGATCATTGTGAACCTCCTTTGGCCTTGCGAACGGCAAAGTTACGGCTCTTTGCGTTCATTATGGTTGTTCTGTGGACTCCCCAAGCTCTTGCAAGCTCGCTCATCGACATTCCGCTATCGAGTTGGTGCTTCCAGAGCGTCCATCGCTTCTTCACGGTTGAATACTCACGATTTCGCCTTGCTCCACCCTTTCCACGAGTCGGAATAAGCTCTTTTGGGATGTCTAGGGGGGTAATTACCCCCATCACGAACCTTTCAAGCCCTTTTGAGGCCAATTCTGCTCGATTTTGAGCCATTGTAGCGGTTAGTGTGGTCACCATTTGCTCAAACTCACGCAATTTGTCCTCGCACATCTTCACCCGGTGGATGGTTGCCGCTAGGACTAGCTCTTGAGGATGAGCAATCACGGACACCCCGCTTCTACCCAGTCGCTATAAGTGTTAAAGCCAGCTAATTTATAGGTTGGTGGGGATTCGCACCCCGATTTGATTGGTTTCTTCATTGGTTGGTTGTTTCCTTTCATTGGTTGTTGGTTGCTCCTACGCTGACAATTTCTAGCACACGCTCGCCAGTCCTTAACTGATGCCCTGCCCCCGACCTTCCATCCGTTGCTCTGATAGTAATCAAAGGCCGACTCTGCGTCCGTCTGCCTCCATCCAATCTCTTTAGCAAAGGCAATCCATTCAGCGAGCGTGGGGCGTAAGCCCTCTCTCTCTTTCTTGTTATCTATCTTACTATTATTGTTACTATTACTATTATTATATACAATAGATGGCTCATCTTTGGTACATAGATGGTTCATAGATGGTACATAGATGGCCGATCTATGGTTCATCCTTCGTGCATATCCAGCCGATCTTTCCTCCATCTTTGCCAGTCCAGATGCCACTCCTCCGTGATAGATTGCCCCATCCTTTAGCTCATAAACCCCAGCAACCTCAAGCTCTTGCAGTAAAGGCTTGGCATCTTGCCCAACCATTCTGCTGATCTGTTCGGGGGTTGGTATGTGTCCGTTGATGGTCAGCTTGCCGCCGGCGTTGGCCTTATACATAAGGCACAATAGGTGAATCCATAGCCCCTTGGCCTCAAGGCTTACCAATGCCAGCTTCTCGTTAGCCAGCCAACGATTAGGCTCAAATGGAAACCAGAAGGAATCCCGCCTCATTTCTTGGCCTTTTCCATATCTATCTTTTGATATTTCTTGGCTCGCTCTAATAGCTCTTTAGTGATGCGATGGCTATAATCTAGGTGACTAATGATGTCCTTATAGTTCTCCCGCTTTGCGTGGTCGAAGTCCTTAAACAAATCCTTCAACCTTTTCGACACGATTGCGTGGAACTCGTCCACAAGTTTCAGTCTTTTAACGCTCATTTCTTTTTAATCCTTTCTAGAATATCTTTTGCTAAATCCCACAATACGCCGCTCACAAACAGAATGGTTAGATAGAGAGACAAACATCCCAAACCGATGACGAACAAGTCCCACAAAGCTTTCACAATGGACAAAAGGAAAGTTACCATTTGGGTGCTTTCGGCCAGCTTGCCCAAAGCCGAACATCATTTTCAGAATGCCCCCAGCTTCGAGACACAAACGAGCCATCGACATAACGACCGACACAAACCTCACCGCCAATATCCATAAGCACTTTTTCATCGTTCTTGGGTTTCTCCTCCATTGTTTTCCATTCAAGCATTGACCACTTGACCCTTGGAACATCTACATCAACGCTCATCCGATAGCCTCCGTAGGGCTACGACAACCTCGTTGAGAATGTCTTGGATGACTTGATCTTCAGTCCCATCGGCTAGTCGTTGGACGAGTTCGGCACACCGTTCTCTTTCGAGGACGGCGGCCTTACGCATCGCATCGTTGATGATGTCTTGCAATAGTTCAGAATGGGATTTCATCGTTGGGATTTCCTTTCGCTATCGCATCAGCTTCCGCAAGAATCTCTGAGATGATTTCGTTTCGTATGATGTCGTTCTTGTAGGGCTTGCCATCTGCACCGGGCTTGAGGTCTTGCTTGGATAACCACTCCAAGTAGTCCAATCCCTTGTTTCCGAAGGCGGCGATCTGGCGAAGCGTTGAGCCTTTGTGCTTGCCAAACTTCAACTCCATATCTCTAGGCTCACCGCCATTAGCCTTAACAGCAACTCCGTTGAGCTTGGCCGTGATGTCTGCTAGGTCGGCCTTACTAATCGAGTCAGACTTAACCTTGTCGAGCTTAACTGGTTTGGGTGCTTGCTCATACTTGTCCGTGTTTAAGTCCTCGAACCCGCCGACAGGAATCTCCTCTGCCGGGGTCGTACTTAATTTAGAATCTATCAGCACGACGATATGTGCGAATGCTGAACGACAAGCCCTGCTAATTGCTCTGGTCTGAACCATAGCCCTTTTCGCATAGGTCGGACGCTCAAACCACATCTTTTCGTCATCACCCAAGAACCCCTCGGCACTTGAGATTACTTGGCCGTTGTCCATTCGCTTCACCTCACCGATGCACCGATAGCCATCTTCGAGACGCTCGACATCTCTTGCACTTGCTACGCATCCGTGAGCTACTGCGATTGCTTGCCAGCCCTCAACTCGCACATAGTCCTTTTGGCCTATGCGTTGGCAAGTTTCTTTTACGATGGCACGACAAGCCCCAGCCACATCAGTCGCTTGCCGAATGTGGGTTGAGACTCCGTTGCCGTTGGTTACTGCTAGTTCATTCATTGGTTGTTTCTCCTATTGTTTATTGTTTATCTTGTCCGTAATCGAATATGCCAAAACCTTCAGCATTTTCTTTTGCGGTTGTGGGTAAGTTCAAACACCTAAAGTCATTACGCTGGTCGAACTCGGTATCTGGGAAAGCTCCAAACAATCTTACTACCCATTCATCCGTAGTTTCATTTGGTAATTTTTTATTGGCTGGTTCTTCATACCAGAATGTAGGCAGTTCTTCACTCATTTGGTTGTCCTTTCGTTTATGGTTTTGATTATCGGGGAAAGCCACTTGGCACTGATGTCGTGGGACGGCACTCGGAAAACTAGGATGCCCATCGAGGCGGCGAGATTGTATTTTTCCATATCATTCAAGAACCCGGTTGGCCTCGTGTGTCTGCCCCTGCTCCACACCCCACCTTCGAGTTCGATAGCGATGCCATAGATTAAGAAGTCCACATAATAATCAAACCTAAACTTTCTGCCCTCCGCAAACTTATGCTCTTTCTTTAGCTCCCCACCACCAAGACTCTTCCAAAGAATCTCAAACTTGGCTGATGGGTTGAGCTTCATTCTAGTTACGCCCCACCCAGTTATTGCTAGGCAACATTGGCTCTGACTGTTTGGACTGGTTGCCCTCGGCCACGATCTTGTCCAAGCGGTCGAGGTCGGCGGCCACGGACAAATAGAATCTGCGTCTCTCGTAGTTCTGCTGGTCGATGTGCTGGGCGATCATATAAAGCCCTCGGACAATCACCAGTCCCACAAAGATGATGAGGCCAAAGATCACCAGCGAATCCTCTGTTTCTGCCAAGCGGGTGAGCAGTATGATGGGTTGGTAATGAAGGGATACTTGCCGTCATCCGTGGCCTTCATAACAAAGCCTTCCCAGATCACCTCACCCGCCCTGTTATTTTGAAAGTTCATCTCCTCCCAGATTGCGTTGATCTTGTGGTGGGCAAGCTGAACAAATCGGAGGAGCTTGTTCTGTGGCACATCAAAGGTCACGGCTTCGAGATGTTCAATCTCCTTCATCCTCTCGGCGTAAGGCTTAGGGTTGGCGGGGTCGAAGGCATCCATCACCACTATCGTTCCTTTGCCAGTCTTGGTTCTCTGTCCCATAATTTCACAATGAACAAACCTAGACTTGATTCCAGCACCAAGGATTCGTTCGGCCATCAGATTATGATTTGAGGCAAACTTGCCGTGGCGATTGTAGCCTTGTTTGGTTTCTTGGTCGAACCAGCCACACCATCCGTTCAACTTGCCCTCGATGGATGTGCGTTTAGCAAACTCTTTATGGGAGGCTGGAACTGCTGAAGCTACTGGCCTTGCTGGGAGTGGGGAGGATGTCATTGTGGGATTTATGCTCGTTGAATTTACTTGGTCAAGAGCAATTCAATCCATTGGCATACTCCAATTCCGATGAGGATGCCGAACATTAGGAGCGTATAGGCTTTGATGTATTTCATATTTGTTTTCCTTTCTTTATTTGTTTAGTAGTTGAAGTTTTGCTTCGGCACATTTGGCAAACTGAACTGCATCTTTATTCATTCCAAAGCAACCTTCCAAAATCTCTTCTTTCGTGTAGCCGTACACACAAAGTTGAGTGCCGCTTCTTTTGGTGCATTTGCATTTGTCGGAGTGGACAACTGCGTTGTTGCCTTTGATTACTATGAACTCGTTTTGGATTTGCATACTCCAACCCTAACACACTTCCCCAACTTGTCTACTCTTTTTTTATGCTACTTTAACGATTATTTGTAAGTCCCTATAAACAAGCTACTTACTAGGGAGGATTTTGTAGGCTTTTATCCATCTAAAGATTCTCAAGCCCTTTTTGCTTGTAATAATCACTTGAATTTTCCTAACCTCCAATTTCTTTTTATCGAGTAGCTCACGAAGAATGCGGTCAATCGAACTGGATTTCTTGTTCATCAATTCCATTATTTCTTCACGAGTCTTGAATCCCTCTGGGCGTGGAGGGCATTCTTTATTTTGGATGTGTTCTTGTAGAAGTTTCTGCCAAGGATTTCGTTGGGATTTCATTAGAAGGATTTTATGTTTGTAGGTAGGTGGAACTTGTTGCCTCGTTGTCTTGCTTGAAATACATCGTGCGTTTTGTCGGGATGAATCATTCCGTAAGCCCAGCCGTGTTGCCATCTCAATCTACGCAACTGGCCTCGGTTATATTCTGGGGTTTTGTTGCAGAGGCATCCGATATTATACCCGGTGCGAGGGTCGATGGAGACGCTTCTAAAATAGTCAATAGCGTGGGTATGCCCAAAGATAACATCGCCATAAGCATCGCTGTGTTGCTTTGCCGAGTGCATAGCGTGGCCGTAGCCGTGTGCGAATGAGAGCGTCCCGCATTTGTAGATTCCAGCAACGGAATCATAGGGGAACATTCTTCCCCTTGTCTCTTTCATAATCGCCTCGATGTTTTCAATCCCATCGTTGGCGTAGTCCCTTGCTATCCCGCTTCGAGAGTTGCGGCTCAAGTCATATATGCGTTCGTCGTGGTTGCCTCGCAGAAAGATTCTTTCATCCCCGAACTTGAAGAACTCTCGAATGAACTCCTCCCCACAATCCCAATCCTTCTGCAAGCTGGACGCTTGCTCCTCGTCCCCTGCACCCCTTCGTATTGCTCGGAAGTCCCAGAGGTCACCAATGCAAACGACCAGCCCACCATCGTGTCCCAGATATTCTTTCGTAAAGGCCAATAGGGCTTTTACTGACTGGGCATCTTGCTCGTCACCGTGGATGTCGCCACAAGCAACGAACTTAATTGGCTTCATAATGGGGGTTTGGTTTGTCCAGTTAAAGTTGTGTAAATTAAATTACAACACTCTCTAGCTCTAGGATTTGTCAATGTCTCGTCTGTGCATCCATCCCTAGCTAATTCCAAAACTATATGCATTTGAGAACGAAGTGTGAGCAGATAGGTTAGCTGGTCGGTTGCCTCTTCGATTGCGTTCTCAACAAGTTTCACCGATGGCATCTCCCAAAGTTTTGTCCCGCCGTGTTCCTCAACTCCCCGCTTGTATTTCTTCTCCATTGACTCAACCGCCGCAACTTGCAAAGTCGTTAAATGGAGTTCGTGCTTTTTAGTAAAATGCTTTTGAGTTTTCTCCACGCCTTGCTCTAATGTCATCCATTAACGACTAGACCACGGCCTCTTGCTTACTAGCGAAACTTTTTGATTATTCACCTCTTGTTTTTGTGGGGATACTAATTCCCTCCACCCAGAGATTGTTGCATCCTCAAGATGGGGTTGCTCCCAATCCAAATGCCGTAGCTGGTGCTTCTGTGCAATCTTCTGGCAGATAGAATAGGTTTGGTCATCGTCCCACGAGGCCAATAGATCGCCAGTCGGGGTGCGGGATAGGGGTACATAGTCTATTGCGTGAGAGCCTTTACCTTGGTCAATGTGGAGCGATTGCGGGGGTATTCCACGAGCGTTTGTAACTTTCCTCCCTGCCTTTGTCCGTCCTTGGGCGTATAGCTCCTCTTGTTCTTGGGGCGTTCTGGTTGAACAGTAAATTAAAACTGGAATCTTTTTGGACATCAACTCCGAGTACCAAGCCCCTACCCTCTTCCCGAAACTAGGCTCACACTTTTCGATGTGGCTTCTTGATCTCTCCACCGCCTCTCGAATCGTCATTACTGGTCAAGCCTCGACTTGCATCGTTCTGTTTCCTCCATTGATCGAGATAACGCCTTGAGCGTCTGGGCATACAATTCTCGGTATTCTTGGGGGCTGGCTTTTGCTCGGTCGAGTTTGTCCCATCGCATAATGAAGTCCGAGATTGAGTCTTGGTGCGGCGTTTGCCCAATGTCGTAGGGGCGGGTGGTTGCACACCCGCAAATTAAACTACCTGCGATGAATCCAAGAATCCACTTCCGAATCACGCAAGCGGCGGTTGTAAGCAATTTCTTCATCGTCTCTTTCCCTGCGGGTCTTGGCTCTGTTCTTTGTCCACCAAGCTATGATTCCGATGACACCAGCAAGCGAGGCGAGAATGGCCTCCCACATCTTTTATTTCCGTGAGAACTTCGAGAGGAAATCGACAATCTTTTGGAGCGTGTTCTCTGGCTCGTCACCGGGGATAAGAGAGGCAACTGCTATCACGGCAGAGAGGAGGGCAACCAAAGCACCAACCCAAGCAAACACATCTTGTGACTGAATGAAGGTTAAGATTTGGCTCATAAGAAGGGGGTGAGTGTCAAGGGCTAGTAGCCGATGACGGTGACTCGAAAAGTTGCGGCAGACTGAGTTTTGCTTGAGCCGGTTGCATTGACTGCATCCACATGAACTTGATCGGCGGCAACCACATGGCCAAAAAATGTTAATCCCTCCGAGATTGCGGTTGGGATTCCAAGCAATACAATATCATTTATGGCCACTCCTGTCATAGCAACGGTAATAGATGTGCTAGAATTAGCTCCGACTGAACCGAAGTTTAGCGAAGTTAATGTTGTGACTGTTTCTGTCGATTGCGGGAGGACTCCGTAGGTTGCACCATTTGCAATTAGCCCAACATTGATAAGCCCAGAAACAACATTGATGTTGGCAGGTTGAGCCGTGACCGTTGCCCCATAGAACCCCATTACACCAGAAAGAGCAAGACCAGCACCGTAGCTAATTACGGTTGAGCCAGCACTATTAATTAAGTTGCGAGTGCCATAATTAAAGGCTGTGATCGAAGTGGAATCGACCAAAGCGCGGCCTGCCGCATTTACATTACTAACCGAATCCTCAACAAACAAAGCGTCAGCCTCGGCCTTTGTATAGTATGTAGCTTGATTACCGGGCACTACTGACCCTGCCGTGATAAGGTCTTTGCGGATTGTGACATTTCCTTGGTAAATAGTTTTTGGCGTTCCATTTTGCGTAATTTCAATTTCAATCGTTGGCGTGATTGTGTCCTCGCCAGATACGGCAAACGCATCCTCCACGCCAGAAGTGTTGATTGTAAGAGTGGTTTGTTTTAGCGGTAAAAAGTTAATGCCAGAAGCGTCTAGCTGAAGTGCCGTTGTAATGTTGGTTTGTGCCAAGCGGCCAGTAAATTGAATTGTGTAACCGCCTTTGCCATTATCTTGTACGGAGATATTGCTGGTAATGGTGTTAATGCCGGAAGATATGGCTGTTTGTACGGTTATGGCGGAAGCAAACGGAGCGATGCCAGTCGTGGAAGTTCCACCCCAATTCAATGAATACAAGCCTCCTACAATCTCTTGCCCAAACGAAAGATCGTAGGTTTCGTTTTGACCCGTGCCTCCGTCTGATATTTTGGATAAAACAATCTGCCCAGCCGTAGATGTGTTAATGAATGTATCAGCATAGACAATCGGATCACGAACTAGCTTCACAACTTGCTGTGCGTTTATGTCTATAGCGGGGTTACGACGAGTATTGACGATGACGGAACTGGCTGGAAATAGCGTGAAAGAATCCGACCCGAAAGACATCGCCGTGTTTGGCTGGGTGGCGGTGAGAAGGTACGAGCCATAAGAGCCAGAGCCGTACAAGGAGACCGTGGAAACATTGTTTGAGATAGCGTTATAAACTGAAATTGCCGTGGCGTTGTAGGCGATAGAGCCAGATGTAGTGCCGTTGCAAATCAGCTTAAACGCACCGTCAGTAGGCAACTCCTCAATGTTGCCAATACCAACCTTTAGGCTTGCCCCGCTGGTATCAATATCCGTAAATGCACCCGACGCACTTTTCTCTAATAGCCGTAGCCGCAAGGTATAGGAATCATTACGGGTAAGCGTAGGCAACGAGCCGCCAGCCACGCTCCCGCCATCGAGCAAAGCACCCGTGGATGTGTCGATATATAGGTCTAGCGTAGAGGCCATTTAGGGTGAGTGGGTGTCAATTTTAGTCGATGCCAAAGGCTACCGTATTAGAAGAGCCGGGCACAAATATATCGGTATATGTTGTACCATTATAAAGAAAACCTCTATTGACTCCATTTAGAGTATAATATCCAACAATATTTGAACCAATAATCCCGTAAGCAGATGTTAAAGAAGAGCCGGGTACAAATATATCTACGAATGTTGAGCCGTTATAAAGAAAACCTCTAGTGACTCCGTTTAGAGCATACCTTCCAACAATATTTGAACCATCAATGCCATGAGCCAGTGTAGAGGAAGATCCGGGTACAAATATATCTGTAAATGTTGAGCCATTATAAAGAAAACCTCTGAAACTCCCACTTAAATACGATCCAACAACATTTGAGCCGTCAACTCCATAAGCAAGTGTGGAAAAATTAGGGGGAAAAATTAAGTCCGTATATGTTGAGCCATTATAAAAAAAGCCTTCCCCACGCCCAGTTTGCGGATTATAACTTCCACAAATATTTGAACCATCAATGTCGAAAGCGTCAGTTCTCCTGGAATTAGGCACGCGAAATTCTGTCTCTATTAAACCATTATAAAAAAAGGATGTCACATCCCCATTGAAAAGATAACTCCCGACAAGATTTAGGCCACTGATGCCAATTTTCCATCCTACACCCAAAATCTGCTTATCATTTCCAAAATATATATCTGTATATGTTGACCCGTCATAAATAAAAATTCTATTTCTCCCGCCTAATCCATAAGTTCCAGCAATTCTGTACGGCTGAGTAGCCGGCTTTGGCGTTCCAGCTCCACCCGTTCCCGTCCCCGCCCCACCCGTTCCAGTTCCAGCTCCGCCGTTACCCGTGCCCGCACTTCCCGATTGAACTGGATTGCCAGCCCCGCCAGCAAGTGCGGTTAAATATGATACGCCTAGTCCGTTACCCGCTTGCTCCACAAATATATTCAAGCCAGCGACCATCTTATATCTCGCAAGCAGTTCTGCACCGTACTCGGTGCGTTGGATTATGTGATTGATTAAATTAACATCGAGGATCTTGCCGTCACGGATCGGACGGATGGGCGGGACGATTCGCATTACTGCACAGCGTTAATCACAGCCCCCGTATTGAGATAAGATATTTTCACATTATTCCCCGCTACTGGCTTTTGTGCGTTGGCCGTTTCGACCAAGTCCTCAATTCGATTGATAATCTCATTCATATATTCCACGCTGATTCCGATGCCGTCAGCGGTGGCTTGAATAGGGCGAAGCGGTTTAGTTTTCATTAGAATACGAAATTCACAGCAGAGTAAGCCTCGATCTTTTTAACATTAGGAATGCCGTCGCCAGTATAGAAGGCATCTGTACCACGGAAGTATTCTGTGAACTGCTCCTCGATCTGATTGAATAATCCACGGCGAGTGAATGAAATTGAGCTTTGGACATATCCCGCATAAATCCATTCAATCGTTACGGGGTACGGCACAATCGATCCAATCGTGATATTACCATATCTGCCAGCCCTTGCATTTGCTTCCGATATAGCGGCACCTTGTGCGGCCTCAATCTCGGATCGTGTTGAGTTTCTGCGATATTCCCGTTGTCTTGGGTTAGGAGGCATTATCGTCCCATTGATTGAAGCGGGCATTAGGCGTTTTGTGGGTATGATGATTTGGCTGTTGGTAAAGTCTAACGCCAACACCCCGCCTTTCAGTAGGTCAAAATAGCTGTCTGTTGTGATATACTTAGCGACGATGGATGCGTCTGCCCCAAACACGCCCGCCCCTGCTTGCCCAACCGCCGTCACATAAGCGGCTGGTAGCCCGCTGGCGGTAGTCATCCCTACATAGTTCACTACTAAAGAAGATAGGTCGCCGTCTAAAGGCTCTACCCTTGTCGTCTCCACGGCCATCCGTGTGTATTTTGGCGTGTAGGATGAATCGACAAAGACGCTGTGGAGGGTGTTGCGGTCTGGCTCAAGTGTCGCCACATCAGCCGTGCGGATTGTGTAAGTCTCAGAAAGAAGTGTAAGGCCGTCGATCTCGGTAGTCATATTGGTTTTTCGCAAAACCTTCTGACCGCTGGCTGGCTTCCCGACTAAGGTTGCACTCACGATGCTGACCTCAAGATTGGCACGCCAAGGCGTTTTTCCATTAAGTCTGTCATAGTTGCAACATATTGTTTAATCACCCTAACTTCATCGACAATGCCAGAGAATATCCCCGCCGATGGGGACTGAGGCATAGATACCGGTGGAACGCCAGCACCAGATAGTGCGGCTTGGTAATTCTGTATCCTTTGCTCTTTTGCTTGTTGTTGTGCTGGGGCATCTATTCCAGCCAATGCGATGTCCCTTCTTCTGGCTAATCCAGCCTCTATACCCGGAGTCAACAATCCTTGTCTCCTAGCTGATTCAACCTCTTTATCGTATTTCTGTTGTATCTCGACCCGCTTTGCTTCTTCTGCATTGATTAGGCGAAGTGCAGAAAGTTCATTCTCTTTTTTAAGAGCAGTTTCAGCCGCATATTTGGCTTGTTGTTGTGCTGTTTGTGCTTCTGTTATGGCTAGATTTGCCTTTTCTTTTGATAGTGCAATATCAGATATGCTCTTTCCAGTCCTAGTCAAAATCTCATCTAAAAAGCCACCACCACCAGAGGCGGGCATTTGTTCTCTAGCCTTTTGTAAAGCATCCGAAAGTTTTATAACTTGACTTGTTGCCCCCTCAAAATTGACTAATCCAACTGATGATTGAAAGTCTTTGATGCTTGCATTTATCATTTCCGTGATAGCGTTCATCTTCTCGGAATTAGAGACAAAAACCTTAATTGCCTCAGTAATTCCAACAACTGCCACAGTAGCACCAAGCCCAAGCCTAAAGGCTCTAGTTAGGCCATCCACAGAGCCAGCCAAGGCAACTACGGGGTCACGAGAATCACTAAATATATTTGCCAACTGCCTAACTGCTTGCCCGGTCTTTTGTGAGGACATACGCAATCCGTCCATTTCCCTTGTAACTGGGGTGAACTTTGCGTCTTTTGTGTCAGCTATAACCTTGAGAATTAGCGGGAGCATATACCTATTGCCTTATCAAATCACCTTCAGCTTGCTTCCAAGAACCTTAATCGCCTTTTGGGTTCTATCATATCTTTCGGATAGATAGGGGATGATGCCTCTTTTTGAGTCATATAGAACCGTGTTAATTCCCTTTTGCAGTCCTTCCTGCAAGATGTCATAAGCCCTCTTTTTATCTGATGCGGGGCGTTGTGGGTATGGCTTGTTTTTCCTAGCGTCATATTGACCAGCCCCGTTGAAAATAGTAAATTCTGTTAGGTCTTTGCCCATTTGCTTTACATCTCCACCAGCTATGCCAGTCGATGTAATCCTTGCTAGAGTTGCCGTTCCAAAGTCGCCTCTAGTGAAACTTTTGCCAAACGCATTGGCGGCGGCGGCCCAGCCTATTCTCAAGAATTTTGCAGATCGTATTCTCCTAGCAATAAACGCCTTGTATTTGCCATCCATAAAATATCCAGAGGACATCGACGGCCCCTTTGACCGCACTTGGTTTCTTCTCCTAGTAATTCTTTCTTGAACAACTAGGCTCTCTGGCTGAACTTTATATGTAGAGACTTTTCTGAATTTGCTACCACCCAAGGGAATCTGCCCCCTTTGCTTTCTAATCCAATTTATTAGCTTATATTGACCGACATATTTAGTATCCCCATAACGCCTAATGCCAGAATCATTCTTAATTGGTAGGCCAGAAATTGATTTTCTAATTTTATCTGGCGTAGTGAAATATGTATTTTCAGCCGCCGCAAAAGCAACATCTCCCATCTTATTATAAAGTGCTTTTGTTGCCTCTACTCGAACCACATTCTGATATACAAGCAAAGCGTCCTTTAGCTCGTCTATGTTGGTTGCAATTCCAGAGGTCATAATACTTTATATTTGTTAAGATAATAACTGCTTGGCTATTGGATTGGATGATGTTTTGTCACTTGCTAATCTTGTGCTTGCGTTGGATGTCCATAAATAAACATTGTTGGCTTGGTTGATTATACAGATTGGTATTTCCCACATTATATAGTCTATTGTCCACCCAGTCTTTTCTGCCAGCGTGAATACCATAGCGGCTACTCCCGCTGGCGTTATTCCTTTCCCGGTGGACTACCAGAACCAACAATCTCTACTGCACCCTTATTCGACTCCTCGACAATAAGAGAAACAAGTTTTGTGGCCTCGTCTTTATCCTTTTCTGTCTTTTCTAAAATCCATTCAAATAATTTTTCCCTAAACAAGCTCTTATTCCAACAAAGATTTATGGCCTCTTTTCTGCTTTTCTTTAGGCCGATATGAATAAACACAAAAGACCATACAAAGAAAAGTGCTGAGTCATCATCATTCCTAACTTGCATTAAAAGAAGTTTTGAACCCTCTGTATATGGGGCAAGTGGCTCGCCCATAAAACTTTTCTCTGGACTAACAAAGAGAGAGTTCAACTCTGAATCCATTATCTCATTCATCATATATGTCGCAATATAGCCCTCTTTTGTGCCTCTGTTGCGTTTGCAGATATAACAAGTGTTTGAGAGCCATTCTTCACAATCTTCACCGGCTGTGATCTTTTGACCAGCCCCAAAAGAGTTTCTCTATTTTCAAGTGCCGCCCTAACATATCTTACTGGGCTTTCAGCATCAGACTTCATATCTGCCCAGTTTCTTTCTAGGTCTAATTTTGCTGTATCCCCATCCCCAGAAGAAAACCAGAATGTTACTTGCTCGCTACCATCATCTCGCTGACATCTTGTTACCGGATCAACTTGTCGGAGTTTTGCCCCGAATGCGGAAGCACCAGCCGCAACTTTGAGATTTGTCGTTCCCCAAAAACTCTCGCCTTGCATATTAGGATTTCAATTTGTTGAGTTATTTTAAGGTAAATTCGGGAATCCAATAGCCGCAATATCAACGGTAACAAATGCGTCATTAGTCTTGTTAATCGTTACAGAATCAATATATATTTTGTTAGATGCAAAGGTCGTGGCGTTTGCTAGTGCCGCTAACGCTGTTGATGGAATTGCATTGTACGGCCCAGTAATCGTTACGCTCAACGAATAGTTGGTTACTGGATTGAAGAATGACATTCCAACAATTTCACCAGTCTGATTGCGAACTTCATTACGCTCTATGCTTCTTGCTTCTGTGAAGCTCTGGACAAGACCAATCCCTGCTTCTGAGCTTAATCCGAACACAAGCCCCGTAGTCCCCACCGTGGTAGCGGCCATTAGATTGAAACCTCGTTAGAAAGTGTATTTCCCATAATCCCCTTAGTTTATGTCAAATTATCTAGGGAACACTCGCACTTTAATCAGTTCCCAGATTGTAGAGAATACCGCCCCCGACACTAAGGCGACTAGCCATAGCTTAGTTTTGATAGTATGAGCATCCCTTTCTAGGGTGTCCACCTTGCCGTTCATTCTGCTAGTCCATTCGGCTATTTCGCTAGTGTGACGCTCTAAAATCGAAATCAGACCTACCTGCCTCTCTTCGATTCTTGCGAGTCTCTCTCGGAGGTCAGCAACTTGGTCTGCACTCATAGCGTGGCTCGCTCTGCACCGGGGGCAATCCTAACCATCTGCTCGCCCTTGTCGTTATAGAATATCTCTATATAGCCCTCGGCCTCCAAGAACTTGAGGCTTGCCATAAAATCCTTCCAGCTTGGTGTCTCTTGATCTTCCGTGGCACTCATTCACTTTGCCTTCCCCGCATCTTCAGCCGCACCCATATCGCTATACCGTGGCAAGGCGTTGTTGTCTGTGTGCCTTGGAGAACAAGAACACAATAAAACTGCAAACAAGAGAATTGGCATAAAGCCCAATTATGCCTCTAAAACAGTAAAGTTTGACGCAGTAACAGAGGACAAAATACGAACCGCACCAGTTGGAATGTAATTACCATCAAAAGTTATTGTAGCACCAGAAACAATCTGAATGCCTTGTGTAGTTGTGGGTGTGAACCCTATTCCAGCAGTAATAACCGTTGATGCTATATTCTGAATCATTAAATACTTTCTTGATGTGTTTGTTACGGCCGTAGTTGCAAATGCCGTATTGGCTGTTGCAACAGAACCAAATCTAGTTGTTAATGCTCCATTTGGAATAGAGCCGACGGTGACTGTGCCAGAGATGGGCAAAGTTAAGAGTGAATTAACACTACCAATTTCAACAGCAAGCAGATCACCATTAGCGTTGTTTGCGATTACTGCATTTATAAATGAAGTTGAATCTAAATTCGCCGTCACCGTGCCAGAGGCAATAATATGGTTTGGGAAATGTTGCCCACCAGATACCGTTGTTGCTAGAGTAACTGCTGTCTGGTTGCCGTCTAAAATAGGTAGTGCCATATAGCCTTATCCCTTGTTAAATGAGTGCCACATACATCGAGTTTTGCGTTTGAAAGAAGTTCAAAGACCGCAAGCCATCGCTTGTTTCTGATGGCGTGCAAATAAGGCTCATATTCAAGCCTCTCTGCCAAGCCCTTTTAGCTGTTCTAATCGTTGGGGTTTGACCAGTAATTCGTGCAGTATAGACCTTTGTATCGACTATGTTATTTTGAATCTTGGTAAAAAGGGGTGGAGTTTCAGAATAGAACGCCTCAAAGATTGAGCAGTATTCAGCGTCAAAATCAGCTTGGCTAATCTTGGCCGCAGTGTCGGAGTAGTCGATTGTGACGGCCACTTCATAGACCCCGGTATAGTTCCCAAGCAACTGCCCCCCAACCGATGCCGAGATTGTGGCCGATGGGAATAGCTTTGCCCCTACCCTATTAGTCTTATACACATTGAGATTGGGGATGTTCGCTAGAAGATTGTCTAACGCATCCTCAACATTGATTTGAACGCTGTTTGTCATTTTTTTGCTGTTGCCGTTATGTCTAGGGTCATAGCCCTTGACCAAGTGCGATTTTGGCTTATCACGGCGGGGCTATCCCCAGTCACCTTTGCCACATAGAAGGTGATGTTTGAATTGGTTGTAAGGTAGCTCGCCAAGTCTGGGTCACGATAGAGTTGTTCTAGGATGTCGTAAAATTTTGCATCAAAGGCGGTTCGTGCGGTTGTGTCTGCCCTTGCCACATAGGTTATCGAGGTAGGGGTTTTGAACACACCAGAGAAAGGCACAAGCTCCTCTGACCCAATCTGGGCTTGAACCGTTACGCTTGGCATCGTCCTAGCCGTGCCTCTTTCACTCGTAAAGAAGTTCACCCCAGTAACACCAGAAACTACATTAAGGAGGGCGTTCTCTACCTCCCTCTCTATCGAGGCCATTAGGTCGTAATCTCCGCAAGTTCGATGGTAAATGAAAGGCCATCTGTGCTTTGCGAAAATCCTCCGATCATACGCTCCACCCCGCTAACTGTGCAAAGAGAGCCGATGACTGGGGCAGAGATTCCAGAAGCTAAAACAACTAGGCTTTGCGTCACCCTAAACACCTCCCCGCCTATCTCTAACTCGCTTGCCGTTGTTAGGTCGGTTACAGAGGCAGAAACAGAGGTAGAGCCAAGCCCGGTGACGGATTGATATAGGTCTTGAATCATATTAGACAAGTCCATTGCGAAATAGGAGGTGGGGATACTGCCAGCCATAAAACAACCTCTTGTGTCAATCCATCCTTGTTAGCCCCTCAAAGTGAAAAACATTCTGAACTTCTGCCTCGTTTTTCTCGCCCCAAAACCTACTTTCCTTGCCCCTCCTAACCGCAGAGGCTATGATGATGGGGCTAGAATTGACTGCCCAGAACTGATCTGCCCCCCTAATAGCCTTCACCATTTGCTCAACTGATTTGGCTGTATATGTGTTCAATCCTTGAATCTTTATGTCGGGTGGACATAAAACAAATACGCTTTCTTTCCCAAGCTCTTTAACTGCGTCTTGGATTAGGGTTAGTGGGTTGCGGTAGAATGTTTGAGATATGCCAAAAGGGGCAACTAGGTTGTAAGTCTCTGGGAGTCCCTCGGCTGGTTTGTCGTCTAGCTTGTCGAGGATGATGTTGGTCTTGTCTGCTTCCTTAATCTCTGGATGGCTATAAACAAAGTCGTGCCAAGTCTTTCTGCTTTTGATGAAGTCGTTATATCTGCTCGGCCATATCTCCAAATCTAAAACATCCCCCTTGCTCCCAGCCTTCGCATAACTAACCAAATCAAAGACTCCGTGATACTGCTCGAAGCAATCAAAGAAAACCTCGTGGCCTTGGTCGGCTAGATGCTTGGCGGCTGGTAGGCAACGAAGCACATCCCCCAACCTCTGCGAGTATTTGATGGTTTTAACACTCATCGACAATGCTCTTGTCTGTTATGAATGGGAAGTAATCCCTCAACCTAACCGGGCTTGTGGTTTGTTGTAGCTTCTCCCATCCTTCGACTAGGCCACTATACCCATAGAAATCTTCTTTGAATTGTGCTTGTTCCTTTGTAGCGTAGGCGAAGTGGTCAAAGGTTAGCCCCCAAGTTTCAGTCACTCCCCTCGGAATCATCATCGACTGGACATTGAGCTTGGGTGGTTCGTGGCTAACAAACTCAACTCCCTTGCCCCACTTCCAAGCCCTAAACCACTCGTACCAATTCGAGCCGAACCCTTCCCTAGTCACAACTTTTTTATTCTGCCCCACATAGTAGTTACAATGGAACTGCATCGCTTGCCCCTCCTCGCAACCCTTGAGATGCCCAAAGATTGCGTCTAGCTGATCGGCTCTCCATATCTCATCAGAATCAATCTCCATTACAACCCCCTTCTCCACCCCTCGCAACGCTTCGTCAATCATCGCCAGCTTACCGGGGAAGGGCTTTGCTTGCCAATAGACAGAAACATTCTCGCCCCTAATGCTCTTAAGGTATTCGTGCGTTCCGTCCACGCTCACAAAGTTCTTGTGGTACTTCTCTGGAACTTGCTTGCACCAGCGGGTGCATCCAAGAGGCTCGGCCACTCCCTCGACAATCCTCCACTCCCACGGAATCTTCAATTTCTGAAACTCTGCTAGATGCCTCTGGATGTAGGGCATCCCATTGAGGACGATGGTAAAGATGGTTAGCATAATTTGTACGCTTCGTTATGCTTGCAATCTTCAAGGGCTTCTATGTTTGGCTCTACAAGATGTATCGCCTCGATGCTGTCCCTATTCTTTTGGCAAAAGTCTAGGATATGATCTTTCCCATCGTTGCACCCAATTTGAACAATGGTCATAATTGAAAGATGGCCGCACCATTCCGAACAGACCAATCCTCCCAGAGTAGTTTAGAAAATCCCTTTAGCTTGTTATAGTTCGCCAAGTTCTTGATGTCGTTAATATCGTCTAGGGCTATAATTGCCTTCTCCGCTAGGAAGGGACGGACGCAACGCAACTCGGCCTCACCAGAAAAAGGCGAGCCATCAATCAAAACAAAGTTAAAATCCACATTATGCTCAAAGTGAATGTCCTCGATTGCGTTGGTGCTATATGGTTGAGCAAATTCTACACATTCGTGATACCAACCAAGAACTTGATCTAGGGGATACTGATTAAGTGCAGTTTTGTTCGTGCCATAAAATTCCGCTACATCCAACTGGTTCATCCATAGTTTCGGTAGGGTTGCCGTTCCCTTGACCGAAACGCCACCTCTTGCCAATAGATTCATTGAGTGCCTATCGATGCGGTCTGGGTGGTTCTCTATGCTGAATAGCCTTTTTGTCCTAATACATTGAGTTGAGCCATCCCCAGTTCCTCCACCGATCTCTAGGCCAACATCAAGCCCCTCGCTATATTTTGCAAGGGCTTTTCCAAATGAATCGTTAATGGTTATCTCTTGCATTTTGCCATCCCTGCTAATGCTTTTTTGATTGCGTACTCAATAACGGCTTCTGGGTCGTGCCTTAAGGCAATCATTCCAGCCTCATACAATCCCTTCCCCGCCTTCTCATCATAGGTAATATCCACTAGCACATACCTTGTTTTGTCGATGCGAGACTTGCCAAATTTAATTATACCAATTCCCTTGGTACTCTCTCCCCTTTTCGACTTCCTACATCCAATTATTTGTTTTGCGTTTTTCATAGATTGCTTTTCCTTTCTCATAAAACTCTGGCTTGTTGTGGTTCTTTAGTTGCTCGTCTGGTTGCCCACCATTGAATAAGGGGTTATCGTGCTTAAACTGGATATGTCTAGCCTCAATTACGGCTTGTTCTGCATAGGCTCTATCCGTGAACTCATTGTCCGAATAGATGCCGTCTGACTCTTGATAGTCGGGGTGGAATAGATGCCCCTGCTTCTTGAGCCTAGATTGCGTCAGAATCGCCATACAAAGCAGTTTGTCGGTTCGGAGGCCATCTGATACTGCCAGCACTTTCTCTTGCGTTGTATCCCCAATCGCGGTCGAAATTAGGGCATCCCAATGGCGGGGAGGTGTCCAATCATCGCTCATTTGAATAACAATGTCCCCTTTGGCTATTTTTGCCCCAGCGTTCCAAGCGTTAATTATCCCACCCGGATTGCACCTAATAGCTTGGTGGGGGGTGTAGTCGGTGGGGTCGTCGTGATCTACCATAAATAACCATTCAATTTCTAGGGGCTTCTGGGCTAAAGAAAGCCACATCCATCGCCTCTGCCAAGCTACTTGCGGTCTGCCTCTTGTGGCGTGAACGATTGAGATTCTAGGGGCTGGTCGCATCTTCTTAATCTTTTCCACTTCACCAGCTTCTCCCACACACACCGAAGCCGTCTCGTATAAGTCCATCGCTTGCCAATTATAAATTGCCTCAACAAGATTCCAGTAGTGAGACTTTGGCCTATGCAAAGTCATACAAGACCTAATAGCTCCATAAGTCTTAATCCAGTTTCCCTTGCCAGACCAATGATTTGCAATATAGAAATAAGCCTCTCGTCGGTCTGGTTGCAGAGCTACGGCTTGTCCAAGATAAGAAAGCCTATCATTTTCTGGAACTGATCTGCCCAAATTGCAAAGCACATCGTAGCGAAGCGTGTCCTCTAGCTCTGGGAATGCCAAGGCTCGCATACTTGAATCGATGCACTTTTCGATTTGCCCAGAAAGAAAATACTCTTGGGCTTGGTAGTAAAGGGAGTTGGCGGCTGGGGCAAGCGTATCGGCCAAGATGTTTAAGTTCCTCTCTGCACTCCTTGGCTTGTATCCGTGGGGCTTATGGATTCGGAAAATCTTGTCCACCCCAATCGTCTTGTTTGGCTCTTTGCAAACAAGCATTTCGTGAACTCGGTTCTTCCAGCTACAAGTGCCTCGCTTCGAGATTTCTTCTCGGAGGGGAATAAGTCCGGCATTGTCCACATTGTATTTCAACGCCACTAGGTGAGCGTCTTTTTGAATGGCAAGGTCAATAGCCTCCTCGACAACCTTCGCCCCATCCTCGGCCATCACATCGTCAGCATCGACCCATAAACACCACTCACTTGAGCAAGCCTCAAGAGCCGTGTTCCTTGCCGTGGCAAAATCGTCTATGTGATTCCAGTCAGTTCTTTTATTCTGGTAATGAACGATTTTCGCTCCAAGCCCACTAGCAATTTCCTCGGTCTTGTCTGGCGTAGCTGACCCCCTAGAAATACATACAACAATTTCTTTTGCGATAGGGGCAAACGACTTGAGGCAACGCTCAATGTATTCTTCTTCATTACCAGCGATGAGATAGACTGAAATAGGATGATTCACTTCAATAGGATTTCTAACTGCTAGAGGATGTCAATTAAGTCTATTTAGTTATTCATCAAGCGGCGGTGATGGTGATGGCGTAATCCCAACCAGATGTCGGAATAATTGTTGCGTCTGTGGATGAGTTGTTATTTGCAAGATTAAATGCAAAATCATCGCTTTCATCTCCATCAATCCCATAAACTTTGCCAGCCCGCCAAAATGTTTCAGATGGAAGTGGATTAAAAAATGTTGCTGTGAATGTTGTGTTTGGTGGAATAAGAATATATCCGTATGGCGAGGTCGGAAAATCTACATCTCCATAGCCAGCTTCTTTCAAATAAACCAAGCCAGTAGCAATAAACATTTTATCGCTAATAAGAGAGCCAGCGACTCTTGTCACTATTGAAGTAACTTTTGTATATGTTCCATCTGGAACAATACTATTGGCTCCAGATATATTAACTGCGTTTGTTGTGGCCACGACAATCCCGCTGGGGGCTGGTGTGCTAGAAGCAACAACGGATGTTCTGCTACCGCATACGGACATCCCGTAGCCATACCGAGCCATACTAATCTCCGATTGCTAGGACTACGCCAGAATGGATACGGAAATTAGAAACATCACCAGCAATATAAGCACCAGCGGGGATAGTGACAGAGTTAGCCAAGGTCACGCTTGCAATCGCACTCATTCCAGTAACAGTAGAAGTGATTGAGTAGAACTTGGTTTCCGTAACGGCTACTAGGCCAGCAAATACGCCAGTAACAGAACTTGCCGTTGTGGTGACATACTGCGTGCCGGGTCTGGCGGCGTGGGAAATCTGGTCGTAGTAAGGTTCGGAATTGGAAAGGTCTGCCATAGTTTTATTGTCTTAATGTCAAAAGAAAAAGGAGGAGCAAGGTTTCCCCTGCTCCCCCTTCTTCGGAGGAAACAACCAACCAATCTTTAGCTGTAGGTCGTGGTGATACGGACGGCGGCGTTCGCATCAATGACTTTCTCCGCTGTGTTCATACGAACACGGAGAACATTGGAGCGACGAGCTTCGTCACGATAGCTCTCGGAGACGAAACCACCGGGGGCATCTTCCGACCAGACCAAGGTGCGACCTAATCCACCAGCGGTGAACTGACCGCCAGCAACATTAGCAACAACAATCTTGGTATCGGGAACAATGAACGAGCCAGAGTAGGCTTTGTTCTTGTTCGCTGTGTTGTAAGCCGCACGGCCAACATACACTTTATCCACACCAAACGCTTGTGCGATCTGTGCTTCGTCGAGCAAACGGCCACCAGTATTAGAAACAACTCCGTAGAATTGATTTTGCAATAGGGTGGTACGACGAACTCTCTCGTACACATTGGCAGACATAATCACCGCATTGGCCTCGTAACCCAGCTTATTGAGAGCCAATTTGCCAGCCGCAACATCCGCTGGGGCGTTGATGCTAGACAAGTTGCCTTCGATGTATGAAGCCGTAGGGCTTAAGTCAGCCGTGGTGAAGGGAGTCGTTGTTGCCCAGAGCAAATCAGCCACCCGCTTTTCGTGGGAGAGCTTAACTTGACGGAGCAAGAACTTTGCTGTTTCTGCCTCGATTGCGAAGAAGCGTGAAGCATCCGAACGGAAGGAATCGTCAAGCAATTCCTCGAGGCCGGTCTCTTGGCAGTCGTAGGTATCGGAGGTGAATTTCCGAATCGCACGAGCGTATTCAGCACCAGCGTTCCGCTTGGCCGCATCAGCGTTCAAGAGGTCAGCATCGGCTGTCTGCACTTTTAGGTAGACACCGCTCTTTGCCGATACTGGCAGGAGAGGCATAATGTCTGCACCGATCATACCGATCTGTGCGGGGGCTTCGATCAACGCTTGGTTGATGTCTGCACGAATGGTCGTGCCACCAGAAATAAAGCTCATTTTATATTATTCTTTCTTTTGTTTGTTGTTGTTGTTGTTTAGAACATCGGGATTGCGAGTTCGATAACAGCCGATGAACTTGTGGCCGCTTCGAGTGCAACACCAGCCGTCACGAGGTTGGCGGCTAATGTGGTCACCAAGCCAGACGCATCAAATTTCAAAGTATCACCGACTGCCGCAACGCCAGAGACGGTTGCGAAGAAGGTGGGGTGGAACAACTTAACTGCAACGAAACCACCAGCCGCAACATCTTCTTGAGTTACGCCAATAGCCTTGGTTGCACCAGTTACCGCAACATTAACGAAGCCAGCCGTGGTGGTGTCGGGCTGAACGAATCGGAACGCCGAGATAGCGGAAGCCGAGCCGAATGTGCGAAAATTACCATCAACTTGAGTAGACATTTTCTTTTATCCTTTTGTTAGATTTTGACGATGCCACGGCTTTTGGCCTCGGCATATTCTGTGGGGTTAGATAGCATCACGGCTTGCATAGCCTTGAGCTTTGAAGTTCCGTAATCGCTGTGGGCGGCCACGAGTGCTTCAAAAGTTTTAGGTTCAACCTTCGCTGGTGCTTCAACAACTGGCGAAGCCGAGATGGGCT